GGCCGAACGCGTCAGCGAAGGAAGACTTAAGCTTTTCGTTCGTTGCGATAAGCGCGCCAGCGGCCCCAAGGAACGCAACGGGAATGAGCGCAACTGATGCGGCCATTAGTGGTGCCGCAGCCGTGAATGCTGCCATGGCAACCGAGGCCGCAACTATGGCAGTTACGAAACCGCCCATCGAACTACCGGCGCTCGCCGCAGAACTTCCCACGTTACCTACGGCAGAAGCTCCACCACCAGCAGCGCTCGCCATTCCACCTATAGCCGACCCTGCGCCACCGGCCGCGCTACCCAACAACGCGAGATCATGTATGGAGTTGTTGCTGTCGTTGCTTAGCTGCCCAAGGTGTATATGAGCGTTGTTGACATCAACATCTGCCGTAGCGGTTACATGCGTAGCACCGAATGCCGCCAGGCGGGCCTGTACCTCTGCCAGATTCGCAGCGTTGACATTCACGTCGGCTGTAGCCGTAGCGTGAGTCGCGGCGAACTGCGCAAGGCGAGCCTGCAAAGCCTCAAGCGCTCCGCTCTGCGCGTTGACATCAGCGGTGGCCGTGCTGTGGATCGTACCGAACTGAATGACCCTGGAGCGGATCGCATCAAGCTGCCCAGACTGCGCGTTGACATCAGCAGTAGCAGTCTCGTGCATCGTTCCGAACTGGTTGAGTCGCGCCTGTAGGGCCTCAAGGGCAGTCGAGTTTGTGTTCACATCTGCCGTGGCGGTGACGTGAGTTGCGGCTATCCTGTCAAGCTGAGCACTGAGCGCCGTGAGCTTCGCAGCGGCATCAGCAGTGTCAGCGTTGACCGTTATTGTGGCGGTCTGATCCGTTATCATCGCGCGAAGATTTTCAAGCTTCGCAACTGCTGCCGAATCGTCAACGTCGGCAGTGATCCTCAAGTTCGTACCGTCGATCGAAGACAACGACTTCTTGAGGGTGTCGAGTTGAGCCTGTGCCGTGCGCAGACCGGTCCCATCCCACTTGGCCGTAATGTTGAATCCCAAGCTGGTCACTGTAGCCATTGGGACAACCCTCCGTTACGCGCGCCCGGCATTATCGATTCGCTCAGCGGCATTCTCAAGCTGCTGTTCCAGCCCGTTACCCACGAGGTCTTCACCCTCCTGCATGGTGTCCATGAACCATGAGAAGTCCGTGATACCCTCGACCACCCAAGTGCCCTTATTGCCGAACACCGGGTGCCGCCATCCGTGTTGGTCCATGCCGCGAGGGATGGCGGCCTCATTGGCGTTAGGCATAGACGTTGTGATCCGGTAGCCATCAGGGAGTTCCTGTAGTCCAACTCCCTTAGCAACTCGGGCCCTTAGGCCAGTGTGCTTAAGGCCGTGCGTTGGCTCAAGTATCACGCGGAGGGACGCCCGATCCCCGAGCGTCCCAGCCGAATCCTTGATTGAGTTTTTGAGTTCCTTTGGGATGTCCTCGTTCTCAATGGCCATCGCACGTGTGATGTCGTCAAGTTTGCCTATGCCACTGACACTTATGTCAATCCCGGGCATTTTCCTTCGCCACCTTAGCCGCCTCGGTCATCTCCCAAGGGAAGGGCATTTTACTAGGCTCGGGTATGGGGTTCTCGATGCCCTCTTCTTCGTCAGTGAAGTTAGCGGCACCGAACATGTAATTGAGGGTTTGAAGTTGATAGTGGATCTCGTTCAGGAGAATGCGCTCATACGTGCTGTCGATGGGACCGTGCGCAGTCTCGAACGCCACCCATTCGGCCAGATCCTCAGAGCTGATCCGGTCTAGCACCTCGCGTGGAGTGCACCCCCACGCGAGGGCTAGCCGGAACACCATTACTCGGTCTGGCCGTCCTCGAAACCCTCGGTCAGCTCCTCAACGTCCTGCTGAGTCATGCCGTTGAGCTTCTGGGCCGCAGTGAACAGCCGGTCCAGGACGGACGCGGACTTGCTGCCCAGGAGAGTGACTTCCTTGTCTCCGAACATCCGCTGCCCGCTCTCGTCCACGGCGCACAGGGCGACGAGCCGCGCGCGCAGGTTGACGAGGTTCATCTTGTTGGACTTGCCGCGCTGGTCGATCATGTCCGACTCGAACTTGTCGCGCTCCCCACCCGTCAGAGTGCGGAGGCGAACAGACGCGACTTCCTGACCTTCCGGAGTCCATTCCGGAACCTCGACGTCGATGGTCTTCATGTCGTCGGCGGCGAGGATAAGGTCTCGGTTGAGAATAGCCATGGTGTGTCAGTTTCCTTTTCTCGATGCGCGGTTCGATGCGGTTAGAACCGGACGAGCGACCCCGCATCGTAAGTCGCTCGCCCGGCTGCTAGTTGGGTCAGGAAGTGGTGGAGCGGGTAACGCCATCCCGCTGCGTCACGAACTTGACCTTCGTGTCGGACAGCTTACCGACAGCACCGTCAAGCGGGCTGTACTCCAACAGAAGGCAGGTGGCGGAGTAGGACGGGTTGTCCGCTCCGACAGGCTTGCTCTGCGTCGGGAGGATGTAGACGTAGAACTCAACCTCCGTGTCGTACAGGGGGAACAGAACGGAGTCCACCGAGGCAGCGTTGAAGTCCTGCTGCATCGTGACCTCGAACTGGTCGTCCTTGAGGCCATGCTGGTGCTCACGGCCACCGCCAGAGAAGTTGGTGGTGTCGATGTCGTCCTTGGACAGAGTGACGGTGACTGCGGAAACGTGCGAGGACAGGTCCACGCCGTTCACCTCGATGTAGCAGTCACGCAGAATAAGCTTCTTGGACACTAGAACTCATCCCTTCGGGGGTTATCGGTAGGCGCCTCTTCCGGTGCCTCACTTGGCGCATCCTCTGACACGCTAGGTTCTGCCGGGAGCGATACCGTAGCCTCAAATGCCGAAGTAAACCCCGACAGTTGAGCGCCGATGGTGACGCTCGGTTCTACTGGGAGGGGAGCACGGACTATGAATCCGCCCCCGATGAGATGGCGCTCTTGCGCCTCGGGAAGATTACGCTCGAAGAACTCTCCATGCGACTTCCCGAATACTCGGTGGTTCTTACCTACTACCTGATAGCGCATCAGGGATCAGCCTCCACTTTCACTCTGAGGATGGCCCCCACATGCTGGATCTGAGCCGTCGTGTACTGACCGCCGTATCCATCCATGCCCGTGCACAGAGCCGTCACTGCACCATCAAGTCCCAGTTCCATATTGCCGTTTATTGCAGTAGGAATGCTGTTGGGACCGTAGTGGCTCACCAGTTCGTCTAGGTCATCCTGCGCTACGCCAGTTTCGCGACGAGATGTCAAGACGTAGACCTGGAAATTGTATGTGGCGTCATCGCCCATGTTGACAACGTAGTTGGCGCTCATGGGCCTTACCACCACGGCGGGAAGCTGAGCAACGTCAGGCACGTTGGCGTACTCGAAGATCTCAACTTCCACATTCGCCTTGATGGTCTCAACCAGAGCCGTCCTGATCTCGGCTAGAGTGGGAGTCGTCATAGTCACCCCACCAGGAATCTGTCACGCACATAGGGCCCCAACTTGCTTACCGCTATGGCGTTGTCGCGGACCCTCATGGGTGAGCCAAAGGCGTCCATGCCGGTTATGCCAAACGGCGAGTCCTTGAGCTGGAACGTCTCCGCTGCCATAATCAGGCAGGCTTGCTTAATGGGCGCGGGAACATCGTTCCATCCCCAACGAGCAGTCACAGTGAGCGGTGCGCCGTTCTGGTTGTCCCACTTGGGGAAGCACCTGCCACCGAGTAGCTTGACCTTCCAGAACGGCCAGCCGGGGCGGTTGTCAACTATCCCGTCAAGTGGCTGTAGTTCAAAGTCGGTGCCCTCGGTAAGCGTGGTGCCCTTCCACGTGACTACGAGATCTTCCGTAGTGTAGAAGTCGTGCACCTTTGCCATGTAGCGCGTGGTCGGGTAATAGGACCTCTGAGATGCCGAAGTCGCCTTGTTGAACTGACGGTTGCACCTTCCCTCTATCTCCATGGTTACGGAGTTGAGGGCATCTTGCAGGGCATCGTCATAAGAAGCCTTGCCGGTCATCTTGAGGTATTCCTTGAGTTCATCAAGGCTGACGTACGGATCTCCGATCGCCATTACTCCTCCTCAGCGGCGGGCTCCGGTGTCGCATCTGCCTTTGCGGAAGCGGTCTTTGCCTGAGCGACCTTCGCGGGTGCAGGGGCAGGCGCAGGGGCCACGGGCGGCCTCGGCCTCTCGCACTCGAAGTGGACGTGGAGCCGCTTGAACAGATGCTCGCGACCCTCCATAATGGCGTGACCCCCACGGACGATCGTCTCGTCCTTGATGATCTTCACTCGCTTTCCGGCGTGCTCTATGAACGCCGTCTGAGCAGCTACGAACAGACTCATTTGCTCTCAACTCCCTCTCCGACGAGCGCTCTCATAGCGGGTCGGTTGTGGTTTGCGCGCCTGTATCGTTCCCACAGTGCGCGACTTTCCTTAGATCCGACAACGCGATTATCACGCTTCATCGGCGGATGCCATAGGTGCCACAGAGGATCAACTCCCCTCCATGGCAACCCGTACAGTGTCGTCCAGGCCATGTCTGCCGACTGGTCCTCCTGCCCCCATCCACGGAACCTGCGGTCCAACGGAGCAGCCTCGTACAGCTCTCGGCGCATGACGAACATGCCACCCGCAGGCACCCCCTCGTACGGAGGCTCGTCAAGGTCTTCTATCCATACGTGTGCATGCACCTTGAATAGCGCGGTACCCTCTGGGGTTAGCCTGTGAACTGCAAGATGGGGGATCGCCCATGGCTTGCCGTGATCGACCCTCAGAACAGCCTCTTCCACGGCCGCCGATGAACACCACACGTCGGCGTCTGCCATGACGATGATGTCGCCGCTTGCGCGACTTAGAGCGTCCGCTATCGCGTCAGCCTTGATCCATTCATCCGACGAGCAATCACCCGTGACGAGTTCCCAGTTAGGGAAGTTCCTGCGCCATCCATCTTGCAGGACACGCCAGTTATCTTCACGCTCCGCACCGTCTGGGCGGTAAGGAACTACGACTGAGACAGTCACCTGTAACCCTTCGTTGCCGGATGCCGTTCAAAGTCTTCCGGGTAGTCGATGTCATCCGTCCAGTCGTTGATCTGAGTGAAGTAACGAGGCTTGACTATGTGCCGGTCTAGCGGGTCACCCTGGAAGCTGCGCAGTAGCATCCATCCATGAGGACGCAAGATACCTTGTGCGCGAGCCTGTTCGACGTGGGCTAGATGCTGCTCTATCTCGTGGATATGCTCGGGCCACCAGGTGTGTGCGAACAGCTCACCGTATGGGGTGTGAGTTATATTCGATCCACCATGGCGACCAAACGCCCTGTACTCTCGGCCCGCCGTGGGGGTAAGTATCTTGCGCATGGCCAGATCGCTAAAGTACACATCCCCGAGCAAAAGCACGGTTCGTTCACTTCTACTCCACAGGCTACGAGTTGAGTCAAACTCACTCTTTCCCTCGCCGGTGCAGACCGTCACGCCGCCGATCCAGTATCTACCATCGCCAGCGGGTGCCGTTAGTACAACCTCTTCGCGTGTTGTGTACCTAGCGACCTGACGGAGTGTCCTATGCAGCAGAGGTTCCCGCTCGTCCGAATCATCCAAGCGAACTGGTGCGAAGTGACTAGGTATCCCAAGATAGTTGTTCCACTTAACCTGAGGACCCGCGCATGCGATTATGACTCGCATTTCACCACCTCCCGCACCAACAGCCACCTAGGCGACGCTTACCACTTCGCCGACAGAGGCAGTTTCCGTCCGACGTGACGATATCCTGTAGCTCTTGCATGCGTTGCTTCCAGGTGTGGCGCTCTCGAACCAACTCGTATGCAGCTTGCCTTCGTTGCTCCATCTCGGAGTGCGTTAGTGAGTCGATCTTCTCGCCGAGCGTCGCCAGATCCCCACGTGGGTAGGTGATCATGACTTCATCGGTGAAGCCGTTCTCGGCCATCCCCTCAACTTCCGGATGGGACATCAATGCGCCGCGTCCCAGGGTGCAGGGGATGCGATCCGACCAGTAGCGGGGGGAAGGTGCCGAGTCGCCGAGAACGAACCCCGTGCGGGCGTACAGCGCGTTCAGCCTGTGGCCGTAGAGCTGTCCCCTCGACCCCTCTCCGCGCCCGTACAGCGCGAAGCCTTCATCCCAGCGCTCACGCCCGTACTGGACAAGCGCGGCGCGGTCAGGCCCGTGGATTCCGGGCACATAGCCACCGACGAACACTGCTGCATGAGTGCCGTCATATGACCTCTCGGCACGGTAGTTGTACTGAGAGCCGATGGCGGGAGGCATCCAAAAGTGATTGACTCCGCGCATAAAAAACTCACGCTGGTGTCCGCCATCAGCCGTGAAGACATACTGGCAAGTCCACCAGGGGTGACGACCTATCTTGCGCTCACGAGCCTGGATTCCCCAGTAAAGATCCATGTGTAGCGCAACCGTTCGGGTGCCACCAGCTTCTATCTGACGCAGCATGCCCTCTACGCTGGACGGTGGCTTAGGCATATGCCCGTGAGTCATCGCCCAGAGGAGGATGTCTGCACCTTTGCAGAGCCGGATGACCTCGGCTGGGAGAATTCCCTTGGCTGCTACGTGCGTTACGTCCCAACCAAGGGATTCCCCATCCTCGCACATGTCGTCTTTCCAGCGGTTGTCACCCGGCGGCAGCGGTATCCCCAGAACAACAACCTTCACCGCAGCACCCTTCGTTGACGGGCACATAGGCGATGTCGAACCAGATCGCCTTGGGTCCGTGTGGCCAGACGTAAACCTCACGCCAGCCGATGGAATCCATGTACTCCGACACGGCCTTCCTCATAGGCTGGCCGTGATACTTTGCGCGCGTACCGACCTCGACCACGATCAGGTCTAGGTATCGCCGATCGCACCCCTTGATGACATCGATCTCGGAGCCCTGTACGTCAACTACAAGAACGTTTACCGGGCTTCTGAACTTACTGCCCGGAATAACGTCCCGCAGGCGCACCATTGGGACCTCAATCTTCTGAGTGGCGCCCAACTCGATAGGCTCAAGCGTCGAGTTGTACTGCGAGTCTCGCAGCACTCGGTAGAACTCTACGCATCCGCGCTCCGCGCCAGCAGCCACGGGAAGCACCGTAACTCCGTTGGTGTGACCGTACCTACTCTCAAGGTCCGCAGCTAGATTCGGATCGGCTTCTACTAGGTAGATGTTGTCGAATCTCAATTCGATGTAGAGCGGAACCTCTTGACCCTCATGCGCCCCCACGTGACAGACCCCGCGCGGCTCTATGTTGTTGTCTGCGAGCAGGCGGGGCCAGTCCATTTGGTCCAACGTGTAGTGATGCGCCATCACTTACCCTTCTTGGGGGCCGCCTTCTTCTTAGGCAGCGGGCCCTTTCCCGGCATAGGCTTCTGGCCGGGCTTCTGACCGGGAACCGGAGGCTTACCCGGAGCGGGCTTCGCGGGCGCGCCCTTCTTTCCGGGGACGGGCTTGCCGGTCGGCTTCGCGGCAGGCTTGCCGCCGGGCTTCGCGCCGGGCTTACTCGAACCACCCTGGTTGGGCGCCTTCTTGGCAGGCGCCGCCCCCTTCTTGGGCGCAGGCTTCGCAACCGGCTTCGCGGCGGGCTTTTTCTTTGGTGCAGCAGCCATGAGGACTCCTCAGCTAGTATTTGTTCAACTTTCGTGGCGGGGGTGGGATTTGAACCCACGACCTTCGGGCTATGAACCCGCTGCGCTACCGAACTGCGCTACCCCGCTAGGTCCCCGGTTACATGACACCCTATGCCCTTCACCGGGGCGGAAGTTGTGCGGCCTAGGTTACAGGAACCGTACCGCACAACTTCCATTCCATCTCTCAACTCACATTAGCCCACCCGTACCCCTGGCACGGGTCGCAAGCTAAGTGAGCCAGGATCAGGAAGCCGTACCCTGCTTGAGGTACTTGAACGCGTCGTCCACCAGAACCTTGGACGAGTTGCGCCAGATCGCGAGCAGACCACGCTGACCGGTCGGCGTAGGAACGCTGGCGGTCGGGTTGAACAGGTGCGGGACCAGCTCAACGTTCATGCCCACGCGGTCAACGATGAGGAACTGCGAGAAGTCACCGAAGAGCAGGTAGCGAGCGCCACTGTCGTCGGAAGCACCCATGGTGCTGATCTCGCGAGCGTCGTAGCCGATAAGCTGCGACGGGTTCCGGTCGGCCAGGCGCACCCACAGGTCCGCACCGTCAGTGGTGCCGAGCTGTCGGATGTCGTTGTAGACCGACTTGTTGCCGAGGAACTGAGCACGCGCGCGCCAGCGCGGGGCAAGAGCCTCTTCCAGTGCGTACACGTCGGCAGTGGTCAGGCTGCCACCGTCCGGCACGGCGCCGTAGTGCGAGAGCGTCGCGACGACACCGCCGGGGTTGTTGCCGGTCCCGTCGCCGTTGACGAACGAGCTTGCCTCTTCGGTGTCCTTCGCGTCCTGGAGGAGACGAGTAACCTCAGAGCGCATCGCGGTCCAGTCGGCGTCGATCTCGACGGAGAACGGGATAAAGCCCGTCACACGGGTCGGGCGAACGGTCGGCTGCTCAAGGGTCGGCGAAACGACGTTGACGTTCGCGGCCTCAGAGGAGCGGGTGACCGAGATACCGGCGGAGGTGACACCCTGCCATTCCTTGCCAGTGATCTGAACGACGCGCGCCATGGAGCGGAGCGGGTTGATCACACCGTCAGAAGTCAGGATGACGGTGGGGTCAAGCTGGAACGGAACGGCGTAGCCACCGTCAGCGTTCGAACCGAGGGAGAGCGCACGCGCCTCCTCGGCCGTAAGGCCGTTGGTGGAGAGGGCGCGCATGGCCTTGCCGAACGCACGCTCGTAGACCGGGGAGCCGGTCGTGAGGATGCGACGAGCCAGCGTACCGGCAGCGTCGTCGTTCTCCTGGAGCAGACGCTCCACGTTCTCCTGCGCGGCTTCCTTGCGGACGCCGCCACCGAAGCGACCCTGTTCGATCGCGCGCATGGCATTGTCGCGGCAGAGGGCGCCCATCTCGTCCAGGCTGCGGGCCTGGTTACGCAGGTTCGAGATGTCGTAGATGTCGGACGGGCGGCGGATGTGGTTCGGCGCGGTGCCGCGCTCGACCTGACGGCCGTTGCCCTGGGCGTTGTCCTCGGCGAGAGCACGAAGCTGCTCAGCGCGCTTGGTGGCCGCGTCGATGGCGCGGTCATGCTCGCTGAACTCGACGTTGAGGCCGTCCCACTCGCGCTGCGTGTCCTCGGGGAGAGTACCGCCGCTGTACTCGGTGTCGATCTCGGAGAGACGCGCCTTGATCTCGCTCTGGCGAGCAACGCGCTCTTCCACGGTCATCGGTTCCATGTCACTTTCCTTTCGAACCGTTTTGTTCCTTACGGGAGTTACTGCTTCCGGGGTGACCGTGGGGTCGGCGCCGGATTCCTCTGGGGTGGATGATACGTCATCAGCCGCCTTGGCCTCAACGTCCACACCAAACTTCTTGAGTGCTGCCTGGATCTTGTTCTTGATCTCGGCAAGCTGTTCCGCTGTGTACTCTGACGCATTGCCAGCCTGGTTGATATAAGACCAGGCGGCCTTAGCGTGCTCTTCGGTGTCGATCGGGTAACGCTTCTTACCGTCCTTCTGGTAACCAGGGTCGGCGTAAGTCACGTCACCGTAGGGCTTGTTGTCGCCGCTGCTCTTGTCCTTAGCCTTTGGCTTGGCGACGTTGGGCGTGCCCTGAGTGGTCAACGCGCGCTCATGAAGCTCCGGGTGCTCGCAGCCCTCTTCGGCGTCTTCCTTGCCCCGGCATCGGCCCTCGACATGCACTTCGAGAAGCGGGAGGTCGTCAGACTCGACCGCGCGGGCGACCGACTCCGGCGTGAAGCCAGCCTCGACAAGCTCTGGGCCGTGTTCGCCGACAAGCTCCCCCTCGACCTCTTCGGTCATCGACCGCGCGTACTCGTCAATGAGAGCCTGTCGGTCCTCATCTGAGATCTCGTCCAGGGAACGAACGGCGACCGAAGTCTGCTCGTACGCAGGGAACACCACAGGACCAGCCTCAAAGAGCTGAACTTCCTTCAAGGTGCGCTTGAGTGGCCCGCGCGAGCCAGCGTTGTAAAGCATCTCACCGAGCTGACCGGGCTTGATGACGTTATCCTCGCCGTCGCGCCACTCGTCGCGAACGGCGCGGAAGCGGAAGGACATCCCGCTGATGGCGCCGCCCTCGATAGCCTGTCGGATAGGCTCAACGACCGGATTGTCAAAGAGCCTTGCCTTCACGTAAAGACCCTGCGGATCTTCGCGCATCTCGACAATCTTGCCGATCGGCACGCTTCCCGTACGGACATCCTTGCCGTGATCGAACTGCAAGACAGGCTTGCGCTCACTGATGGTCTTCCGGAAGGCTCCCGGTGCGATCTCCTCTGAGAAGCGGCCCTCGAAAGAGTCAATCTCAGTAGGCGCGTTGAAGACTGCGGCATAACCCTCAAGGGTTCGGCCGTCGTTGTTCTCTCCGGTGTCTGCAACGCGAAACTCAACAGACCGCAGACAGAGCTTAGATGGACTGGTCATTTACTAACCTCCTCTGCGGAGTTGATTAACCGGGACCGTCGCCCTTCTTATGGGCGAGCTTCATATACCCGGGTAGGACATGGTTGATGATATTGGTCGTGAGACCCTTAGCTTCATGTGCGGGTACGCCGTGCGACACCAGCAGCGCATGCAAGGTTGTCCACTTATGCTCTGCGCCGATCCATTCAGCCGCCCCCTTGCCGTGCGTCCAGTAGTCCCAGAGAGCATGACCCTTGCCTATCTGGAGCTTGGATACGTCACGCCCCGGGGCTGGGGCTTTTGGGGCGGCAGGCTTCGCAGGGTTCTTGTTACCCGACGAGCCAGGCTGTGGCTGAGGACTCGGCCTAGGCGTCCCGGTCGGCGCAGCCTTCTGCGTGCCACCACCGCCACTCGGCGTAGCAGGCGGATTCGGGATGTCCGAGTTGGCGCCAGCCTGTGCCTTCTGGAGAGTGCCAGGCGGTTGCAACTGCACAGAGAACAGACCGGTGTGCTTCAACAGGTCCCAGTCCTCTTGCTTGATGGCCTTGACTATTGAGTCAGGCTCATATCCGGACTGGATTAGCACAGAGATCGTACCAGCCTCAGTCTTGCGCAGCTCGGCAATCGTGTTGCGGTCATCGCGCAGGAAGGCAATGTCCCTGTCGTCGTACCAGAGACGAGCGTCCTTCGGCATGCCCTTAAGAAGCGGCTGATACGCAGCGCAGATCGAACGCCACAGTGGACGCATGGTCGAGTCGCCGAACATGTGCTTAGCGGCAACGAAGTTGCCAGCGTTCAGCGACGAGCCCTGCATGCCTTCGGAGAGGCCGACGAACACCGGAGGGATACGAGCGGCAGCGGCGATTCGCGTTTCACCGGCGCCCTGAGTGGCCTTGAAGTCCAACTGCCGTAGGTCCGTACCGACTACGGTCACGTCAGCACCGCCACCGAGGTACAGAGTCTCGTACGCGTGCTCAACTCCACCCTTGGCAGCGTCCATCGTCTCCATGAACTCCTGGAACTGCTCATTGGTGACGGTTTCCTTGAAGGACACCGCAAGGTTGGGGGTCGCGGCATTCTCGAAGAACTTGGCCTTGTGGATCGTCGCAGCCTTGTCTGCCTGTATCTCGCGAATAACAGGCGACAGCCAAGACATGCCACGGTAGAGAGCGTCGGGGTCCGGGATGGGCGACCAGTGAGAGACTACGCCGTTGCTGCCATCGATCGGGTAAATCTCCCAGTTGTCCGGATTCGAGCCCCGACCTCCCGGCATGTAGACGTACCCGGCAACGTCGGAGTCAACAGCCTTGTCCGGAGGGGCCGTCAGGATGATGTCCACCCAGTCTGGACGGAGCCTACGGAGCCTGTTTCCTTCGCGCACCACGTAGTGATTACCACCAAGGTCGGCGTCCTGGATCGCGCGCGACAGAAGCTCACCAGTCGTAGCGTTCGGCCATGGGTTCTCGAAGATGCTCAAGTCCTGGATACCGAAAAGGTCCCCGGGGCGCCCCTGCCTGATGCGCTGTAGCTGGAACCGAGCCTCAGTGAAGACGAGCTGACGAGCGTACATACAAGCAAATACAATGCCGTCTGACTTGTAGCAGTTGTAGATGTTGTACTGGAACTCCTCGTCATACTCCTTGTCTTCGTTGTAGCCAGACCTGTTGATGAACCCCATGGGGAAGTTCATCGGGTTGGCAAGGTTCAGATAGTCATCGATCGTCAGACTGCGCTGTTCTGACTTACCTCGGAGTCGAGACCAGAGAGACGCCATGATCACTCCTCCTTATCTGTCTTGTCAGTGTCAACGAACAGCAGCAGAACGAGCGCAACGGCACTCGAACCCATGAGACCGTAGTCTCCAAACTTCCACGTCAGCCCGGCAGTTAGCATCAGGTAACACGCGACCGCCAGGGCGAGCGCTTCATGCCTTTTCATATCGCCCCTATCGACGTGCCATCCAAGGCGCGGAGTTTTTCTTCTCGTTCGCTATCTTCTTATATCCCCATGTCGCCAACGTGCAAGCGACGAGCGGTGAGATGTCAACGGAAGACGTACGCCTCGACCACGCCCAGCAGTCGGCGAGATCGCGCGTATCCGCACCAGCAACCGCCGAGTTGAGCGGCCTTTGATTGATGTGTGTAACGTTGGGCACGTTCCCCCTACGGGGAACTACGCCCGTGTAAAACTCACCACAGGATTGAGCAAACTCTGCGGCCGTAGGGTGTATCAACTTCACACCGGCCGCCTCAAGTTCTTCTATGAACATGCCTGCCTGACTGCGCTTGTCGATTACGACTCCTACGGGGCGCTGAGCCTTCCATATCTCAAGTACCCGATCAACAACCCACGATGTACCAGGACGGCAGTCGTAGGTCTCGTAGCCGGTGATCTCAACGTGTACGGCACCCTCGTCATTACGACCCGCTGCCGCAATGGAAGTAGTGGGGTTGAGTCCCGGCGATGTGTCAACCGCGAGTACGAACGGGTCCAAAAGATACGACGTTTCATCAGAGCGTCGCATCCAAGACTCTTCGCTGATTACCGACCACGAGTCCTCTTCGACGGGCCAGTCACCGACCCCGAGCCGTTCCTGGAGAAACGTCTCCGGGTCCATCGATCGACGCTCCGATTCGACATGCTCCACCGAAATGCGAATGCCCAATCCGGGATTCGCTTTGGCATATGACTCAACGGTGTCCGTCTGATCATGTTCGTCACAGTCCTTCGGGCAGAAGTCCGAGCAACCATCAATAGACCACTCGGCGTAGAACAGCCTGGGGTCGCCGCCCTTGATTGCACGCGCGCGTACACGCCCGAGCTGCGTTGACTCCTGGTCACCCGCAGAACCGGTGTACCAAATCTGCGGACCACCTGGGGTCACCTCAGTACGAGCGGACAGCGTTGGCATCAGGGCACCAACTTGCTGCGATCCAAGGTACATTGCCTCGTCCAGAATGAGGCAGTCACAGGAGAAACCACGCCCGCCACCCTTGGTCCGAGTACGAAACCGCAGGCGGTTTCCGTTCTTAAGCTCGATACCCTCTTCACCGTGCGAACGAGATACCCGAGCAACTTCCGCGTCTAGGTCGGGAGTTTGCTCTATGAGCATCAGGATGCGGCCGAACGCTTCCTTGGAAGTGTCGAACTGGTGAGCAGAGTGGATGATCAGCTTCTCGTCCAACAGATACAGACCGGCAAGCTCCCGAGCCTCAAGGATCGACCCCTTGCCGTTCTGCCTACTGACCACCAACCCCACTTCAAACGCTGCCCACTTACCGTCCTCGCGTTTGGCCATGGCCTGCTCCATGGTCCAAATCTGCCAGGGGTCCAAGTCCAGCCCCGCTAGACTTGATAGATCGGCTACCTCGCGCCCCAAGCTACCGACGCTAGGCGGAAGATGCTGGATTCGGGGGCGTTGACTTCCGCGTACCGCTAGGGTGGCGGCCACCCTGCTGTCGAGTGACTGCCCGGGGTGTTCCGGCTCGATTACGTATCTTTTCAAGATCGGACACCTCCGCGTCGTATACCGGGATCTTCTCTATCTGCTCCAGTACGGTTTGCAGACGGAGGATCAATGAAGCCTGATCTCCGGTACGTAGGCGCGAGTTCAGGCACGTGTTACACAGGTTGGCCTCAAGTTGATGTGCAATGTAGTCGCGGATCGCTTCCAACGACTCCCGCATGTTCTCCTCTTGGACAACTTCGGTTAGCTTCTTACGATTTGCTGTCATCGTGGCCCCGGATTCAACGGCTCGTCGGGCGGTACTCGCCACGTTCGGTAGGGGGGTGCTCCGTAGTAGACGTGGGCAACACGTTCATTCACGACTGCGGCAGCCGCACTGGGGTGAGCCCTGCGTCCAACGTCCTTGATACTCACGCTCACGTTGGCAACACCGGGCTTAGCCAACTGCCCATACAACACTGTTGGGTTCTTAGCCGATGCGGTAGCGGTTGCCTTGCCAGCACTAGGGCCAATTCCGTATACAGCGGCAGCGTTGTTAGCTACGACCGCCGTGTCCCCAGCGAAACCAGCGGCAGCGTTTACGATTCCGCCACCTGCCTGATTTAGCAGGACGATGGCCGTTGCACCGCCAGATGCAGCACTTGATCGCGTCTGCGTCCTGGAGAACGAGCCAGCCGATAGCGTACCGGCTGAGTCGGTCACAGCGCAGTTGGTGTTGTCCGGACTACCTGAGTTAGATACCGAGAAATCCGCCCGCTCTGTGCCTGATCCCTCTGTCCAAGTGCGAGTTGACGAACTTCCATACTCGTAAGCCATGGCAAACGACAAGCCCCACTGCGTTGTGGCTGCCGTCACCGATGCCGTGTTGAAGTTAGAGCTTGCACCAACAGGCGATATATCGAAATGAGCAGTATCTACAGGGATCGTACTACTAACACCCCGATAGGACACGATCGAAGCGCACGCTATGGAAGACTGAATGCTGAATGTGTAGCTTGATCCCTCGCCCGATGCAACCTTCCTGAACACGCGAACCGTGCGCAGGGAGTTGGTGCCAGAGTCAGCACTACCGAGAAGCGTCCAACCCGAGGGCGTGGAGGGTGTACCGCCGCAGATAGCGATCATCACATCGCCATCTACCGTGCCACTGGGCTTACTTACGGAGATCGACGTGGTGTAGTTGGCCGTGCCATGAGCTTCGGCGACGAACGAGATAGCCATGTCGTCTCCTCAACTCACCTACTGGTTACGCGAATCGTCATGGAGCGGTCAACGGTACGGTCTTGGTTGGTGACTATTCGATGAGTCACTGTATAGGGCGAACCAGCAACGCCACCTGAGAGCCAAGTCGTAGTCACCGTAGTGGTGTTCGACGTTGAATCAATGGTGATACCGGGCGTCGCAATGGCAGTAAAGCTTACAATCTGCTCATTGGTGGTCAGCCAATCCGACCAGTCGAACGAGTAGTCAAGGACATCATCGGGGTCCTTGAGAAAATCAGGGGATGATGTCATATCAACTCTCCTCAACCATCAGGGTCCGCTCTTCCCAAGGTACAAATATGAAGCGATCTTCAAAACCGACCTTGATGGTTCGACTCGATCCAAAGTACGAAACAACAGGGTGAACCATAGCGAAGGCACTAGCCACACCGATGGACATAGCCAGGCCCGGAGCGGCGGTCTTTCCAGAGGCGTTCACCTGGGCTGTGCCAGCCGGTACGGCAAATCCAATCGCCGGTCCGTAGGCTGCTGCGGTTGAAAATGCAGTACCAGCGCGGTTTCCCACAGACTCGGAAAGCAGCCATGCGGCGGCAGTTGCGGCCGCCTTCCCTGCGGGCGCGTACTGCATGCGAGTCTGTTTAACCGATACGACCACAGTCGCTATACCGGCGGGCGCGTTATTGAATGGCGTTGTGGCTACGTCAACTTGCTTAACGGAGGCAGAGGCTGTTGCACAGCCCGCCTGCGCACCAACTGCCGCAACTGGCGTCTTTGCGCTAGCTGTTGACGCTACTACATCTGGCGCGGGACTCAACTCAAGGTCAGGTGCAGGCGAGTTTCCTGCGGCCGTTGCCGTGGCTACGCCAGCGTTCGCATTGACGGCTACGATCAACGTCCGAAGCGCGACGGTCGTAACGATGGAGTCCGTCATACTCGTCGTGCTGTTTGCGGTGATCGAAGTGCCTGAAATAGAGCCGGGGTCAGTCTCAACTCCCGCGTCATACATGGCAGCAGAGTAGCTTGTACTAGCGCCGTGGTTCCCGCCCTCGAACCGCTCGTGCGCAACCCCAGAGGTGAAAGTATTAAAGCTGGTCGTAGTCCTACGTGTCGCACGGTGCGAAAGCACCATACTTGAATGTGTAGTTGTAACAGAAGGAGTCGTATGAGAAGTAGCGCTGCCAGACGCGGAAGATCCTGAGGCGTCTATCGGGTTGCTCGTATTGACGCCACGGTAGGCCGAGATGGTCGCCCAGAAGGGTGAGCTAGAGTCCCCGTTGTTCCATACATAGCTAGAGGCCGCCACGTCCGTAGATGTCGCGACCCTGTACCAAACCTCAACCCGGAACAAGTTACCCGTACTTGAATCCTGCGAAAGAACCCTGGTCCAAGCGCTCCCGGATGGCTGCGACATGCCAGCTTCGTTACCAACCAGGTATGCGATCATCACATCACCAACAGCAAGCCCCGCTGGCTTAGCGACGGTTGACGTTGACGTGTTGGAACCTGTAGGCGTTCCCTCGCTGGTGGCAATATGAGTGATGTTGCCGGAGCCACCACCACCTGCGCCCGACGACGTAACCGAAACGTCTACCCAATAGTTAGACCCGAGCGTGCTAGTCGGAAACGCAGCGGTAGCGGAAGGTTCGTTATACGCGCACTGCGCGCCGTTGAGGGCGGTTGACGTACCGGGCGCAGTGATCGGCCCAGCAGTGATCCCCGAGGCGCCGCCGCCGCTACTCCAGTAATTCGCAGACGATACATACGAGTTGGCGCTACCGGAGTAGTGAACAACGGCAACGTAGCTCGTACCATTGGTCAGCGACACAGGAGTCGTCAACGCCTGGTAGTTCCAAGCGTTTTGAGTCAGGTCAACGGCTAGGTTTACCGTAGTACCTGAGATCAGCGTACCCGTAGTTCCGTTGGTTGTACTGTAGAGGCGAAACGAGTATTTCGTGTGGTCAGTATCGAAGGTTCCGCTAGGCGCCCAGAAGTAGAAGCCGTTGAAGGTTACCCCATCTTCATTGACCTTGAACTGAACGCCTAGATCGTGACTGAATCCACCGCTCGTAGTTCCGCTACCGTTGGTTGATGGCCACAGCCGATAGTCCGTCATGCGTGGCCACCACCCTCTAGCGCTCCGTAACCCGTATATTGATCGAACGATCGTCCGTACGAGCCGCACTCGTAACTATGTGACACGTAACTCGGTACACACTCCCGGCAGTTCCACCGGATACCCAAATAGTCGCAACGGTGTCATCATGACCCGTTGAGGTCACCGTCAGCCCGTCGTCAACAGTGAAGGTGGCGGTTGAGATCGTCTCACCAACCGCCAACCAGTCTTCCCAGTTGAACTGCCAGTCTAGATCCGCGTTAGGGTCCTTGATGAAGTTGAACCTAGCCATTACGACCCTCCGTTGCTCACAACGTACGCAAACACCTCGCGAACCTCAGGGTCGATCGGATCAACCCGCTTTTCTTTAGCGATCGTTACGGATCGACTCTTAGCCGGGATATCAACAACCCGATTAAGAGCGTGGGCAGTTACGATCCTGTCCTCATGCACGATGTCAACTCGACGGCTATCGGGTGTACTTCCCTTAGTAACATCGAATCCCATGCAGCCCGCTATCGCGCAACCCGCATGAGCGAGATGGAACACCGTCGCAGTCTCGACCCTTGGATCAAGAGCAGCAGCAACAATAACACCAGAAGCGTTGGCATCAACGTCCAACGTGCCAAATGTCGTTGCATCCTCGACCTCGACGGCAGCCGTAGCCCTACCGGCCGTGACGGAATACCCCGATATAACCTCGGGCGCATATCCACTCGCAACCGCCTCGGCCACACCAGCCGACACGCTCAGGTGAAGGCTGACCGTGGGCTTGAACGCAGCGGAAGTGACGGCAGCCCTGCCGGGTGCCGGATGACTGACTGTCGATGCCGAGACACCCTCGACCTCGACCACAGCCTCGGCCACGCCAGCCTGAGCACCTACGGCAGCAAATGCACCGTGCGCAGAGGCGGTTGTGGTTACATTTCCCGCACTCGGCTGTATCACACCCGTCGTCATTGCGCCGAGCGCTTCACCGACAGCCTGCGCAGTTCCAGGGTTGGGCCGCGTGGCGTTCGAGATCGTCGGATCGCCAGCGACACCCTCGACCTCGACGGCCCCAGCCTCAGGACTACAGGTCAACTCAAGCGCCAGGGCGCCTACAGATGCACTGGAACTCGCAACGCCAGCATGCGCGTTGGTCATTCCGACTATCTCAACGTCGGCGCCGTAAGCCGTACCTGCGACTTCCGCAGTTCCGGCGGCGGGGCTGTCCACAAGGGCAGCCGTCGCACCGAGGGATTGCCCCGCCACCGTAGCCGACCCTGCGGTAACGGCTAGCGCCGGGGTCGGATTCTTAGTGGAAACGGTGACCGCAGCCACACCGGCATGAGCGTTTGAAGTCTCGGTAAGTGTAGGCGCGTTGGCTACAGCGGTAGCCTGCGCCAAACTAGCGCTGATGTTCGACGCTGCGGAGACCATAGCGCCCAGGGCAAGCGCCGAAACCTCGGCAGCCACCGCGTTCGGCGAGGCGCTATCGGTCACGGTCGGTCCGGCCGCCGTTGCCGTAACCGCCGCAGTACCCGCAGGCGCTTCATTGGTGGCCGAAGTCGCTACCGTAGGCGAGTAAGCCGCCGCCGTAGCTTCCGCGTTGTCTGCGGGAGAGGCCAGATCCAGATCAGGGCTGGGGCCATAGCTATCGGCGGCAACGCTCGCTGCCCCGGCATCAACGCCCAGTGTGTCAGCGATGGTTGGGCCGTATGCGGCTGCTGATGTCGCAGCGCTTCCAGCATCAGGAAACTCAGCAGAGCTGGAAACAGGATCTTCAACTGCCGTAGCGGCAGCGGCAGATCCAGCCCGCGCGCCGATTGCAACCGTTGGATCAAGAGCAGATCCAGTGGTATCGGCAGCCCCGGCGTCGGGGGAGTCCAGCAGTGCGGTAGTTACGCCTATCGCGGCAGCGGTCGCAGTGGCTCCCCCGGCGTCCGGAGATACCGTAAGCGTAGACCCTGGACCGGCCGTTGTCACTACCGCCGTGGCAACTCCTGCCGCAGC